ATTGCTTGTGTAGCGTTTGCCGCTTCGGCTTGATATTCTTCTTTAGTTCCGCTGGTAAAAACTGATCGATCCCACCAGCCTTCACGCGGTCTTTTTCTTTTAGGTTCGGATTTAGCACCGATACAATCACGAGCTCCAGCATTGCCATGATGTTGGCATATTGCTCCCACTCGTAGCCTATCGGTCGCCTGTCGTCAAACGCTTCCCAAAATGCAATGACGCGATCTGGTTGCAGTTCTAGCCATTGCTCCGGGTCGTCTATCCCTAGCTTCAATGCGAGGCGTCCAGCTAGTTCTAGCTGTCGTTCTCGCCTAAGCCTTTTCCCATTGTCTTTGTTTCGTCGGCATCGAGCCCGCACACTTCAATGCACGCTTTAACTAGCGGTGCAGCGACGTCGGCTGCAATGTCCCAATCGGCAGGGTCGGGCATTACCGGCTCCTGCGTAGTTGGGTCTAGCACGCAGACGGCCAGCAGGTTTGCCTCCAACTGCTCTGGGTCGAGCTCGCCTTTGGTTTGCGATTTAGCAAGAAGTTTGTTCTTGGCAACACGCCCTGGACCGCGAACCAAAAAGACGTCGCCATCAATAATGACGCTGACCTCTTTTGCTTTGCGTTGCTTCAGTTTGTCACGTAAGCTCATTCGTCGTCCTCGTCTTGTGTTTCGTCAAGCGGCTTAGGGCTATCAAGCGTGCCCTTCAGCTGTCCTGCCGAGTTTTTGACGACCAGTTCTAAAAACTCACGCGGATAGCCGCCGCTAAGCGGATGCAGGATCATGTGAAACTTGTCGCTCGGGTCAGTCATGGTCAACCCAATCTGCTGGCCGTCAACCATGACGCGAGCGTGGTCATAGGGCTGGTCTACTATGTAGGTGTTTTGTTCAACACGAACTGGTGTTTTTAACACCATTGGAATGATTTCGACTTTCATTATGCAGTCTGTGCCGTAAATGTCGGGCCGGTAGCACCGTCCCAAGTGAATGTAAAGCTCGCCACCATAATTTCGTTGTTCATCAGATCGGGAAATTTTTTGTCGGTCAGCACGGCAGTTCCAGCCAAAGTCGCACGAGTGCCGCTACCCGGGAATGTAATCGTGGTTGATACAGCGGCGCCACCTAGTGCAAGTGCATTGTCCGAGTCAGCAACGTCAAACTGTGCCTCAACGGTAAACGTCCCGGCATCAGCCAGGTCAGCCGCTAGCTTTTTCGCAAAGCCGGTAGATGACAAGAGCGAACTGTCGAGCATGTCAATCGTTTGATTGCCGATGCTGATTGAAACGATGTCCACCGTGAACCCAGTACGGGTTAGCGTGGCTCCATTGCCGGTATCTGCTGCCATTTTTTAACTCTCCAAGTAACAGACGCGTAAATCGAACTGGGTTGCGTAAATGTGATCGTCTCCACCTTTGGCGTCGTCTATCGTGTAATCACGCCTACCATCCTCGACGTCTACACCGCGGATGTTGACGCTGCCAGTGGTTCCCTTAAATGCGACTATTCCGCATTTGTAAATCGCTTCGGCCAGTGCTGCTGTTGTCAGCCTGTTTAGGCTGTAGCAGTCAATTTGTAGCCTGTCCCAAACTAGCCCGCTGCGGTTACTGATTACGTGGGCGTGTGTTTCGCTGACTCGGCTGATAGTTGCCGCTGGCAAAGTGGCCTTTTGTTTCAGTCGGTCAAAGTACATCCGCTGGCCGATAACGTCCGTTACGGTTGACTGGCTTAGGATGTAACTCCGCACAGCGGAAATAATGTCAGCCATGCTTGCGTTTCCATATTTGATCCATTAACAGCTTTAGCTTCACCTTCATCGCCAAAAGCTGTTGAGACTTTGTTTCGTCAAAAGCTTGTACAATCCAATTGCGAATTTGCGGCACAGTCGCGCCTGACGCAACGCCCCAGAATATTTGTCGCCTGCCTTTTGGCGCCGTGTTAAAATAAGCCTTGTTTCCTTTCGGCCACTCAGGGCCGACAACAGCAAAACCAGCCCCGCGTCTTCCGCGTCGAACAACCAGCTTTATCGTTTTCCACAGCGGATAATCCCAATCGGCCTGCTTGCGTTGTGAAGCAGAACGCTTGTCTCGCATTTCCTTTGTGCTGCGAGGCGATAGTTGCCTTGCTCGTTTGACCAGCGGATTCACGCCAGCACGCAGCGTGTGATACGAAACCTCAGCACGCTCTAGCACAGGGACAGCATCAAACATTGCAGCCAATTCTGAATCGCTTGGAAGGTTCAGCCGCAGGTCAATTTTGTTAGCCACTATGACGGCTCCGCTTTTACGTGCAGCTCGATGTAACGCCTGCCACCGTCGATAGGCTTAACGTAGACGATGCCGTAGTTAAGCCCGTTGTGCACAACACGCTGCTCGACTGAATAGCCGTCCCGATAGCCCACAGTGAAGTAACCAGCGATGCCAGCCTCAACCTGGCGACCTCGAACAACCTCAGTTCCAGCCGTTGGCGTCCAAGCGGCAGGCTCTTTGCTAAACGTCGTCGCAAACGTGCGAATCGGCTGTCCGGTTGATTCATCAACAGTTGCGGTCTGAACGTCAATGCGATGCAACATCGACGAAACTGATCCCTTGCGATTCACTCTCATGGATATGTGCTCCGCATATGGCGATGCACCAACGCCTCGTAGGCTCGCAGGTCGTTCGGTCTGTCGTCGTCGCCGCGATTACCACGGAACAGATAGCCTACGTAGAGCAAAATGGCGGCTTTGTCGATGTTGGGAACGCTTGTGCTGTCCGAGTGATTACCGGCCGTATAGTTTATTTCCCAAGCATCCCATCGCTCTGCCCACGAAGGCCAGACTTGGTTATATCCAAGCCGCAATGTGCTAGTGTAGGTGTCAAGTTGGTAAATCGACGTCGATAGCGTTTCAATTGTATCGTTCGGATAAAATCGAATTGACGTTATTGCTGTTACTGGACGATCTGGCAATTGGAGATTGTCGTGAATGTTCGGCACAACTAACCGCATTGTGCGGCTAATCAAACATTTTCCTGTATCACGCTCCCATTGCTCACGAGCGGCGGCGATGTGGTGGCTTAGCAGTACGTCGTGATCCGTGTTGCTGGCTGCGATTTCGCAATGCCTCTTCGCTTCGTGAATTGTCACCGGCTCCGTCGCTGGCTGTGTCACTATAACGCTGCGTGGCTGTATCTGCGTTTTCATCGACATAGCGAGCTATCCCACGTTGCACTAGAATTTTAGCCACCGGCCGAGTCATGAGTGGAAACCTATGGCCAGGCTTCCACCCATTCCATCCGGTTATCAATTCGACGATCATTACAGGCGAACCAGCGTATCGCAGTTTGCAGCTGAAACGCTTTCAGGTGCGACGTCAGCCTGCGTTAGTACGCATACGCATGACGCATACGTGCCGGTCGAGCCGTTTCCGGCAGTTGCCACTAAATCCAAGTAACGCTTGCGTCCTCGCAAATCCAACTGGATAACGACAAGCTTGTTATCGTCAGTTGCACTTGGCAATGCCGCCGCGGAACCGTCGATGTCGGTTGCTGAGCTCATGTCAGCACCAGTAATGTCCGCAAAACCGCTGCCACTCGTGTCGGATTCCTGCACTTTAAGTGCAGTCATTGCAATGTCGCTTGCCCCAAGCTGAAAAATGAACGTTGCGTAATTAAAGCCGATAGTATCGACTTCATTAGTCGTCCATGAGGCGTCGTCAACAATTGCGGTCGGGGAAATCACTGCAACAAACTTAGCGTCGTGTAGCTTACTCATCTTTGTTCTCTGTTGTGAGTTTTTGTATTAGAAGCCGAGCCAGGACAGCCCCAGCTCGGCGGCCGAAAAGTCTGAAAATTAGCTAGCTGCGGTCTTGAGCGCCACGATTGGCCGAGTACGCACAGTGTCGCCAGTTTCGTGGACGTTGATAGCGATCTTTTGATCGACCATGATGCCAAGTTGGCGAGTTTCAAAGTATCGCTCTGTGCTGACGCTGAACGAAATACCGCGACGGGTTCCCAAGGTGGCACCTAACTCCAGGTGTCCGAAGTAAGCAACAATAGTGCTCACCGCCGTTCCAGTTGACATGACTTGAGCAAACGTCACAGGGTAGCCCATGAACATCGGCTCGTGCTCTCCACCTAAGGTTTCAATTGTGTTGCCGCCAGCCGCGTTCATCAGTCGGCGAGCGGAGTTCCAGTAGGCTGTTTTGTTCATGTACCAACGCGGCGTAGTGCCAGCATCGTACTCTGGAAGCAAACCGACTACAGATTCAAAGTCCGACAAGTCGAGCGTTGCTGCCGAAACATTGCTAGATGCAGCGTCTACAATTGCCGCAGAGTTCAAAGCGTTAGCCAGGCCTTTCACGCCACCGTATGTGCTTCCTCCGTCACCGTTGAAGCCTGCCGAGTCGATCTTGTCTGCCATCGCATAACCGGCTGACGTCGTAATCAAATCGCCGATTGCGACTACGGCTTCTTCGTCGATGTCTTTCGATAGCTTCGTCAATGTAGCCAAGTTTGATGCCACCAGCTTAGCTTGGCCGATTTCTGCATCGCTCAGCGTCACTTCGCTACCCTCGCCAACCCAGTAGGCGGTAACGTCGCCGATCAGTCGATTGATCATCGCAACTTCGCTGCCCATCGGAAACTGTCGAGCATAACGAGCGAACACCCCACGAGCGTCTCGGATACGGACAATACCGGCAGCCATTTCCTCCGGCACGAGGAATCCGCCCTTCAGCCCGTCCTTGGTGCTCATGGCATTCTGCACCAAGCCGTGATTGGCCAGGAAGTCAAGCGACGATTGACGACCTAGAATGCCACCTAAAACTACGTGACCAGCGATATATGCGTCACGCTCGCCGTCGGCACTGTTTTCAAATGCCTTCAAGGTTCCACCAGAGCGAGCACGAGCAGGAACGCGGATCGTAGCTAGGTTGCTCACGTCGCGCGGCTGGCTGAGTTCGTCACCAACCGTATTGGCGATCTGCTTAACGCGAGACTCAAAGCGAATAGCTCGCTCTAGGTCTTTTTCGAGATTGGCAATTTCGCCTGGCTGATCTTCAATGCCTTGCAGGCGGTCAATAACCTGTTTTTCTTCGGAAGACAACTCTCGGCTCTCGACAGTTGCTAACTCAACGATGGCCTGAACTTCTGCCGACTTTTCAGCAATTGCCTTGCGGATTTCATTAGACTTTTTCATTTTCCTTGGTCCTGTTTTGCGTCACAGGCCAATAAAAAAACGGCTGGCCTGCGAACTGGAAACGTAACTACTACGATTCCAATTTGCTTGCCCCAGCCGCTAACGAGTTGCCGAGAAAAAGCTAAATCGGTTTTGTCAGTCTTTAACTTAAAACATGCGGTGACTAATTGTCAAGCACGAATTTGCAAACGCCTGTTTTTTATACACGCCGCTTGTCGATGCACGCTGAACTTAGGAACGACTATTGCTGACGCAGAAGCAGCTACGGCCGCCGGTGCTTTTTTGTACCAACTAGCAACCGCTGGCTCAATTTCCTCGTCATGCTCCTTTGAGTCGATGGCAGTAGAAAGTCCAGCCACGATTGCTTCGTCTCCGGTGAACCACGTTTCCTCGTCCATCATCGACTCGATTTCCTCGGCCGTGTGATTCATCGACTTGCCGTAGATTTCGATAATTGACTCGTCGTACTTTTGCAGCGTGTTGGCAACTTTTAGCATTTCTGATCGATTGCCAATAGCAAACGTCAAAGCCCTGTGAATCATCCAGCGACCGCCAGTAGACGTTGACCGGCCCTCACCAGCAAGTGCGATAACAGATGCGGCAGATGCAGCCACAGAATCGACAACAGTATCGACACCGCCAGCGTACCGCTTGAGCGCGTTGTAAATAGCAATGCCTTCGTCGGCAACTCCGCCAGGAGAGTTGATTCTTACCGTGACTCGTTTGCCGTCCATTTCAGCTAGTGCTTGCAACATGAGCTCAGCCGTAATTCCTTCGTCCCAAAATGACGCACCAATTGGCCCGTAAACAAAAATCTCGCCCGTCTTTTTATCAACTAGCATTTGCCACGCTCGCTTCCTCAATTAAACCAAACGCACGACTAGACCAACTAGAAACCTCACTGTACACCGCAGACTGCAAGTCATCTTTTGATGAAAC